CGAGCTGCGTTCCAAGTGCGGCCTGCAGCCGCTCCGCAAGCGCACGGCTGCCGTCAGCGGCTGCATAGAACACCTGCGCGCCGCGGTATTTTGACTCCGGAAAATGATTCTGATGAATGCTCAGGAGCACGGCCTTCGGCGTTTCCTCCGTCAGGCGGACGCGCGCCCGGATATCGGACGCCTTGCGCGCCGCGATCGTCGCAGCGTCTGTGTCGTGCAGCGATACATCCTGTGTGCGCAGCATACGCGTCCTCTGCCCGAGGAGGGCAAACAGGTCGTTCACGCGCAGCGCGATCTCCAGATTGAGGCCGCTTTCCCGCACGCCGGTGCACGACAATGTCCCACCGTCCTCTCCACCGTGCCCGGCATCCACAACGACGGTCGTCCCGGTTTCCCGGGAAAATACGGCAACGGCGCTCCCACGCGGGAGAGCGCCATCGCAGACAGCAGTGCCGCCGCGCAGACCAGCGCATAGAGCCCGGCGGGTTTGATCCAGTTCTTCATTCCGAACACCCCCATTCGACTCTATGCGGGTGCGGAAAATTTATGACAGGCGCTGCTTGAAATCCTCGTAGCCGAAGCTGCGGATGCAGCGCTCCGTGCCGTCCAAAGTGCGAAGCGCGATGGACGGGAGCGGCATGCCGTTGAATGTGTTGTTCTTCACCATGGAATAAATGGCCATGTCGCCGAATTCCAGCACATCGCCGACGGCCAGCGGACGGTCAAAGGAATAATCCCCGATGATGTCCCCTGCCAGACACGTCGGTCCGCCGAGACGGTAGGAATAGGCCTTTTCCCCCGGCAGGCCGCTGCCGCGCAGCGAGGACGTGGCCGGCTGGTTCGGGTCGAGGGTGGTGGTGTTGCCGCCGGTGATGCGCGCGTCCGCGATGACCTGGTTGGCGGCCGCGACCGCGTTGTTCGCGTCGGTGATGGCGTTGTTGACGCGGATGATGGCGGCGTCGCCGTCCGCGATGAGTTGTTCGAGGCGGGTGAGGCTGTCCTGCCCCTGGGTGCTTTCGGCGTCCCATACGGCGCGTTCGACGACGCCCTTGAAGTTGCGGGAGCAGATCTTGGCGCCGTCCGCGGTGGTGACCTCCACGCCCAGGGCGATGACGCCGGGCTTGGCGATCGCCCGCCTGGGCAGCGTCGCCCGGTATGTGGCGGTCGCCTCGCCGCTTACCGGGCTCATGGTCACGCGGTCGCCGACCTCGACGCCCGGCGCGGTGTTGTAGGCGAGCGCCACGCTCTTGATGCCGGTCGTGGAGGTGATTGGCTGGCCGTTGTCGGTGATGGCGACGGTGATGGTGCGTCCGTCCCTGTCGCCGGCGTTGAGTCGGATGTCGGCGATCCAGCTGTTGGAGAAGTCGAGACTGATGGGCGTCTCGGTGACGTCGCGGAATCCGTCGAGGGTCATTTCCCTGTTCCTTTCGTGAGGTCGTTGAGGCGGGCGATGGCGTCGCGCAGGCGTCGGCGCGCGTCGTCTCCGGAGGTGTCCGCGGCGGCGTCATTGGCCGCGGCGAGCGCCGTCTGTGCCGGCTGGGGGTCGAGGATGTCGGCGACGGCGTCGAGCGCGTCCGTGATGAGCGTGACGCGGCTGGCCACGTAGTCGGGTGTGGCGATGGTGTACGAGGCTGGTTCGGGTTCGGTGACGTCGCTGGCGTCGACGCGCAGTCGGGTGCCGTCGTCGAGTTCGGCGATGAAGATGATGCCCCGGTCCTGCGCGGCCTTGAGCGCGGCGGGCTCGTATCCGGCGAGGATGCCCTCGCTGTTGCCGATGGGGTCGTGCGCCCAGTATCTGGTGATCCTTGGCATGGGTGTCCTTTCAGTTGATGCAGAATCCGTTGATGTACTCGGTCGTTGATTGGAACCAGGTGATGGTGCCGTCCGAGGAGGATGTGATTTTGGAGATGTAGTGGTGTTTGCCGTTGTAGGCGTGTGTGGTGGTGACGTGGGTGTCGGTGGTCTTGGCGACGGACAGGATGGGCGTGCTGATGCGCAGGCATCCGCCTTGCAGTTGGAGCCCGTAGTAGACCTTCGACGGGTTGGATACCTCGTACATGCCGCCCGAGTAGTCGATGTAGCCGACCTTCTTGCCCTTGCGGTAGCCGGCGAGCTGTCCGATGCTGTTGAGCTCGATGCCGTACCAGTCCTTGCTGCCGCACGCGAAGGTTCCTTCGGCGGTGATGCTGGTGGCGGTCATGCCCCGGGTGGCGAGTTCTCCGGTGTCGAGGTTCCATTGGTTGTGGCCGGCGGCATCGGAGAGCTTGCCTGTGTATATGGCGTTGGCGTAGATGCCGTTGCCGTCGGCGAGCGCGCGGAAGTCCCAGTCTCCGTTCGCCTTCTTGCTGTTGGCGATGCGCCAGTATCCGCCTCCGATGTGGATGCATTGGGTGGGGTTCTGGTCTTCGGGCTTGTCGTACACGTAGATGCCCTGGCCGGGTTTGAGGTACGTGTAGCCGCCGGTGGCGTTCATGATCTGGTTGATCCGGTCGATGAGGTCCTTCATGTACGGGCCGGCGCCGCCGGCGGCGCTGTTCCATGCGCCGGAGTTGGAGACGAGCTTGTCCAAGGCCTGCTGTTGGGCGGCGAGGCGCCGCGTGTAGGATTGCCGGATGTTGCCGAGGGTGATCTTGGTGTCGGCGAGGCTGCCGGCCAGGTCTTCCTCGATCTGGAGGATGCGGCCTTCGAGGCGCAATGGTGTGGTGAAGCTGGTGTCGATGATCTGCACGCCGTCGCCGACGTCCGTGCCTTCCGCGCTGAGGCCGGCTTGTCCGAGGGCGGTCACGTCGGCCGTGTAGGAGACGACGGGCGTGGTGCGGGTCTTGAGCGCGTTTTTGGTGAGGGTGAGGAGTTCCTTGGGGTCTTCGCAGTCGGGGAAGTCCACGCTTGCCTCGCTGTGGTGTTTGGTGCCGTCGGGGCCGGGTATGCCCCAGTTGGCGAGCGCTTGGTCGTCTTGGACGTAGGGTTTGCCGTCGTTGACGTCGGCGAAGCTGATCTTGCGGCTGTATCCGCCGGTGGCCTCGCCTTGGTCATTGGTTTGTTCGATGCCTTTGCCCCACCCGTAGAGGCGGGTGATGACGTCGCCGCTGTCGATGTCGCGTTTGATTTGGGTGAGGTCCTTGCCGTATTCGAAGCGTTTCGTGGTGTTGGTGGAGCCCCGGTGTTCGACGAGGTGGATGATGCGCCGGCCGATCTGGTTGCCGGTCGGGTCGGGCTGGTATTCGGTCTGGACTTCGAGCCCGTAGGTGTCGGCGGTCTTCTGGACGGCGTCGAGGACGGTGCAGTGGTAGAATGCGAGGTCCGCCGTGCCGGTGATGGTGCCGGTCTCGACTGTGCCGACCGCCCACCGGGTGCCTTCGAGGGCTTTGGCGAGGCAGGCTTTGGCGTTCGCCTTGCGGTTGCGTTTGTCCTCGATATAGGTGCGCGAGAGTTCCGCGATGCCGCCGGCGCAGTAGGCGACGGTGACAGGCATGCCTGCGGCGCGGGCGGTCTGGGTGGACTGGCACAGGTATTCCGCCCAACGGTTCAACGAGTCCTTGAAGACGATGCGTTCGTCCTTGTTGATCTCGCCGATGGTGGTGATGTCGAGGGTGTCGGTGCCGTCGGTGGCGCGGGTGCGGATCGCTTTGATGGCGTAGGGCAGGTCGCCGAGCGGGTTGCCCCAGCGGTCGAAGATCATGTAACGCAAAACGTGTCTCCTAGATGAGGGTGAGCGGCCTGTACGCGAGACTGGCGGCGGTGGCTCCGGTGAGGGTGAGCGTGTTCAGGCCGGGCAATAGGGGGAAGTAGTCGGATTCGAGTGTGGGGGCCATGAGGTTGCCGTTGACGCGCAGCTCCCGGTGGTCGGGGTCGGTGTCGATGGAGATGCGTCCGGTGATGGCGGTGGTGGACGTGACGGCGAGTTTGTGGCCGTGCGCGTCCTTGATGCTGACGGTCTTGGCGTCGGCGGCGGGGGTGAGCGTCCATGTGGGCCAGCATGGCCGGTTGCCTTTGACGTGGATCGTGTTCGCGTCCGTTTTGAGCGCGATGGATCGGCTGCGGCCGATCAGGTAGGGGTGGGCGTCGATCTCGGCTTGCACGAGGGTGGCGATCTGGTGGTCGCCGGCCCATTTGTCTTCCCACGCGCCGAGGCTCATGCGGCCCCGGTATTCGCCGGGCAATCCCCGCCATGAGAGTGAGACGATGGTGCCGGCCAGGGCCGCGAGCTGCGTCTTGGCGGCGAGGATGTCGTCTTCGCCGCCGATCGCGTACAGGCTGAGCGTGATGGCGCGGTCGCCCATGTACGCAGCCCCCGAGGGGTCGGTGAGGGTCAGGTCGAGCCGGCCGTCGCGGCCGGGCATGTCCTGCACGCTCACCGTGGGTTCGGCGTTGCCGATGGTCACGCCGTCGGAGGTCAGGGAGAGCATCATGCGCTCCAGCGGCGTGCCGTTGAGCGTGGGGTCTTCGACATGCGGCAGGCGCATGCGTCGCTGGTAGAGCATGATGCTGCCCCCTTCCTGTTATCGGCCGAGTCGGGCCATGTTGTCGAGTTCGTAGCTCATTGGCTTGGCGAGCTTGCCGGCCATGACCTCGCCGCCGCGATCGGACAGGTTGAGCGTGATGCCGGCGGATAGTGCCATGTCGATCGCGTCGATGATGTCCTGTTTGGTCGCGGTGTCGGCCGAACGGTCGTCCATCGTGTACGCGATCCGTCCGCCGTTGACGGTGCCGTGGTATGCGAGCGGGGTTTCGAGCCGGCTGGTGTCGGTCTTCAGGCTCACGGTGGGGATCATGTCGGTCAGTCCGTCGATGCTGTCGGCGACGAGGCCGCTGGCCTTGTCGATGCCCTGGGCCATGCCGGCGGGTATCCATTTGCCGACCTCGTCCCTGAAGATGCGTGACGGGCTGTGGATGCCGAGCACGCCCTTGGCCCAGCCGATGAGGTTTTTGCCGAGATTGCCGATGGTGTCCTTGACCCATTTGAACGCTCCGCCGATGCCGTTGATGAGGCCTTGGATGACCTGACGGCCGGTGTCGTACAGCCATCGGCCGGCGCCGCTGACCGCGCCGAGCACGGTGCTTTTGATGCGGCCGACGGTGTTGCTCACGCTCTGGATGCCGTTGGACACGGCCGATGTGATGCCGTGCCAGATGTTTCCGAGGAACGAGCTGACGCGGTTCCATACGCTCGTCCATACGCCGCTGATGGCGTTCAGGACGGTCGAGATGGTGTTGCGCACATTCTGGATGTATGTGGACACCACGCCGCTGATGGCGTTCCAGATGGTGGATGCGACGGACTTGACCGCGTTCCAGACGCTCGTCCATACGCCGCTGATGGCGTTGAGGACGTTGCCGATCGTGTTCCTGATGCCGTTGATGATCGGCGTGAAGAACGCGACGATCTTGTTCCAGACATCCGTGAAGAACTGGCTTACGGCCGTCCATACGCTCGTCCAGATGCTTTTGATTCCGTCGAGGATGTTCGACAGGAACGCTTTGATGCCGTCCCATGTGGTCGTGAAGAACGATTTGATCGCGTCCCATGCGCCCTGCCAGTCGCCCTTGAGCAGGTCGAGGAACACGACGATGATGGTGCGGATCGCGTTCACGACGGTCGAGATGTAGCCGCGTATCAGCGTGAAGATCGTGTTGACGACGTTGTAGATCGCCGTCCATACGGTGCTCCATACGGTGTTCGTGCTGTTCATCTGCTGGGTGATGAACGAGAGTATCCAGCCGAACACGGTGTCGATGCCGTTCTGGATCGCCTGCAACGGGGCGACGATGAGCGCGCCGATCACGGTGAACACGTTGACGATGAAGTCCCGGACGCTGGTGAAGATCGTCATGGCGGTCGTGCTGATGCCGGTCCACACGCCGGACAGGAACGCGGTGATGCTCGTCCATGCCGTGGTGATGCCGCCACTAATCGTGGCCCATAGGCCGGAGAGGAAGGCAACGAAGCCGTTCCATGCGTCGGAGGCACCCTGCGTGATCGATTGCCACAATCCCGTGAGGAATTCGCCGAGCCCGTTCCATATCGCCCTCGCACCCTCCACGAGCGCCGTCCATGTCTCGGACAGCCATGAGGTGAACGCGGCCCATGCCTTGCGGCCTACCTCGGTCTGGGTGAAGAACCAGACGAGCGCGGCCACGACGGCCGCGACGGCGACGGCGATCGCGCCGATGGGGTTGGCGGCTATGACGGCGTTGAAGGCCCGTTGGATGGCGGTGCCGGCGCTCGTCACGGCGTTCCATGCGAGTTGCGCGTTCTGCGCGATCTTGGTGGATGCGGCTATCTTCTGGATGCGGCCGGAGATGCCGCCTATGCCGTTGACGAGGTCGGTGACGCCGTTGGCGGCGTTCTTGACCTTCACGGCGGCGTTGAAGATGCCGTCGAGCCCGCCGGCGACCGCCGTGATGCCCGCCGTGGCCGTTTTGAAGCCGAGGAACGCGGCGACGGCCGGTATGAGCACGGGCGCGAGCTTGCCGGCGTTGCCGACGATGAGGTTCAACGTGTCGGCGATGAGTTTTATGGCGGTCGCGACCCCGTCGGGCGGCATGAGTTTCACCCAGTCGACGACCATGTTGACGACGCCCATGATCGCGTCCCTGATGGCGTCCCATGCGCTTTTGAACGCGGTGATCGCGCCGTTTTCCTCCAGTTTGGAGTAGAGGCGCTGGAACCAGCCGATGACGCCTTGGATGCCTGCCTGGACGACGGGCACGGCGTTGGTGACGCCGTCGGCGATCCAGCTCATGCCGCCGGTGATGGCGGGTTTGACGCTGTCGAGCACGCTCGCGCCGAGCTTGACGAACGCGGCTTCGAGGTTGCCGGTGGCTCCCTCGATGGTGCTGGCGGATGTGGCGGCTTCCACTGCGGCGTCGGTGAAGCCGAGCGACATGATCGCGTCGTTGAATTCCTGCGCGGTGATCTGCCCGTCGGCCATGGCGTCGCGGAAGTTGCCGGTGTAGGCTCCGGCTTCCTTGAGTGCCTGTTGGATTTTGCCGCTCGCGCCGGGGATCGCGTCCGAGAGCTGGTTCCAGTTCTCGGTCGTGAGTTTTCCTTGGCCGGCGGTCTGGGTCAATACCATCGCGACGCTTTTGAACGTGTCGGCCGAGCCGCCGGCGACGGCGTTGAGGTTGCCTGCGGCTTCGGCGAGCCTGTCGTAGTTGGGCACGCCGTTGGCGGCGAGCTGGGCGGTGGTGTTGCGGATGTCGTTGAGGTCGTAGACGGTCTTGTCGGCGTAGTCCTGCGTGCTGGCGGTGAGTCGTTTGATCTGCTTCTCGCTGACGCCGGCGAAGTTCAGGGTGCTGGCGAACTTCTGGGCGCTGTCGGAGGCGCTGGTGATCTCGCCGGACAGGCCCATGAACGCTTCGATGGCCTTGCCCGCGACGCTTTGCGCGATGCCGGTGATGACGCCGAGTTTCGCGCCGAAGCCGCCGGCGAAGCCGTTGCCGGCTTTGATGCCGGCGGTGTTGCCGGCGGTTTCCGATGCGCTGCCGAACGCCGATTCGATGGCCTTGCCGACGCCCTTCATGCTGGGCACGACCTGCACGAACGCGGTGGCGATCTCGATTGCCATGCTATGTCTCCCTGATGGTGGTGCGCGGTGCGGCCAGGTATGCGGCCAGTTGTTCGTCGTCCATCGCCACGGCCTCGCCGCCCGTGGCTTCACGTCGGACGGTGCCGGGGCGTTGGAGTTGTCCGCGCCAGCGTGCGCCCTTGCGTGAGGCTTCCTTGGTTTTCGTCCAGGCGAGGAACGCGAGACTGTCGCGGATGTCGGCGAGGAGGTAGGTCTGGTCGTCCCATGCGAGGCGCGGGTCGAGTTTTTGCCAGATGATGGCCTGACGGGGCAGGTTGGCGGCCAGTGCGGCCGCACGGTTGGCTGGCAGTTCGCCCGTCCAGATGAGGTCGGGGTTGAGCCCATAGAAACGCTGGAAGTCCGCTTCGAGCGCGTCGGGCGCCGTGGCGAGCATTCCTATGAGCGTCAGGAGTTTGGGGCGACCTGTTCGAGGAGTTGGGCGATGAAGTCGCTGACCTTGTCGATGCTCACGCGGCCGGTGTCGGGGTCGCGCAATGCGTCCTTCATCGCCGTGTACTGGTCGCCGCACAGCTTCTTGAGGAAGGGGACGATGGCGAACGCGCCGCTGCCGTCGCCTTCCTGCGCGTTCTGGAGGTCGTAGAGGTATTCGACCATGTCGAGGTCGTTGAAGATCGCGGGGCCGACGGTGACGGTGACGCCCATGACCTCGACGGTCTTGGGCTGGTTTTTCGGGGTCTTGTGGTCCTGCGGCTGCTTGGCTGCCATATGCGTGTCCTTTCAAAGGGTCAAGGGTGCGCCCGCCGGACGTCGGGCGCGGGGTGGGGTCACTTGTCGGCGATTGTCGCGGTGGTGACTTTGGCGATGTATTCGACGCTGGTGGACCCGTTGATGAGGTCGCTGGGGTTGGCGCTCATGGTCACGCCGTAGCCGATGGCGTCGCCGGCGCTGTAGGTGGTGTCGTCGAATTCGGTGATGGTGCCGTCGGCGACTACGATGCGCTTGACGCGGTTGCCGGTCATGGCGATCTCGAACACGAGGACGAGGCTTTCGCCGGACGGGATGGCGTGGTAGACGGTGAGCTTGTCGGCGGTGCCGGTGACGTTCGCGGTGCCGAAACGCAGTTTGAGGCTGGCTTCGTTGGTTTCGATCATGTTGAACTGCCATGTCTCGCCGTAGCCGCTGATCTCGGACAGTACCTTGATGCCGCCCATCTCGTTGATGTCGGTGGTGTCGGTGTCGGTGGCGTTGGTGACGCCGTCCTCCGACAGGTAGCCGACGCAGGTGTAGGCTGCCGGCAGTGCGGTGGTCGCGTCGGTGGGCAGTGCGGTGCCGGCGGGCGCGTAGTAGAGGCAGCCGGTCTTCTTGGGCTTGCCGAGGCTGACGTTTTTCTTGTTGTTGTGGTTGGTTTCGGCCATGATGGTGCCTTTCGGATGGTGCGGCGTCGTCTTATTGGGTGGCGGCGTCGAGCTGGATGGTGATCTGGTATCGGGGCTGGGGCGGCGGGCCGGGGTCGGGGAAGTCGATGACGCTTTCCACGCCGACGGCGGCGATGGGGTCGAGCAGGTCGAGGTCGAGCAGTCGGGGCAGCAGCGTGCCGGTGGCGAGCTGGGCGGCCTGCCATCGGGTTTCCGCCCATACCTGTATGGCGAGGATGGGGTGGCTGCTGTATTCGTTCTCGCTGCCGCCGACGCGCTCGATGGTCACGAACCGCTTGGGCCGGTCGGCGGGCACTTCGAGGTATGCGGTCAGGCCGTCGCCGTTGGGGTCGGTGTCGATCCAGTCCTTGACCGTTTTTTCGAGGTTGAGACTCATCGCCGTTTCACCGCCTTGAGCAGCGTGTTGTGCTTCGCGTTGTCCTCCATCGCCTTCACGTTGCCTTCGGAGCCGTGCCCGGTCGTGGCGAGCGCGACGCTGCCTTTGGTGGTGCTGACATGGGGTACGGCCTCGTAGGTCGCGCCTTCGACCTGTGCCATGCTGTTGGCGCTGGCGGCGATGAGCGTGGCCTGTTGGTCGATGGCCTGCTGGATGGGTGCGGATTGGCGTACCGCGCGGAAGCCGGCGAGGTTGAGTTTTACCTTTGCCATGTGCCGGTCTCCTATCCTCTGGTGGCGGCGAGTTCGACGGTGAGGTTCCAGCGGGTCGGGGTGATGCCGCCCGTGTAGGGGCGGGGGTCTCCGATCACGGTGTATGCGACGCCGTCGATGACCGCCTTGGCCCCGCGCAGGCTCCGGTAGGGCCATGCGCGGGGCATGTGGATGGTTTTGGCGACTCGGATGCCGTCGGGGCGGATGCCGTCGGTGAGGTTCGATTGGCTGCCGTCCTGGATGAGCACGTCTTCGACGGTTTCCTGTTCGGTGTCCCAGATGATGCCGCCGCCGGGATCATGGCCGGCCGGGGTGCGGTGGATGAGGGTGATGGTCTCGCCTTTCATGCCGCGCCTCCGGCCATGTCGTATGCCCATGCCTCGCCGTCGCCGCCCAACGCTTCCTTTTCGGAGGTGGTGAGGTAGAGGTCGCCGGCGGGGTTGGCGTAGCTCAGGCTTTCGCTGTAGCTGCCGGCGGTCTGGGTGGATTGGGTCACGCCCGACATGTCGGGGCCGGCCTGCATGGCTCGTTTGACGGCCATGCAGGCGATGCGTTTCAACGTGGCGGGTTTGGCGTTGGCCCATTGGGGGCATGTGGTGCGGATCAGGTCGCTCGCGTCCTGTAGCAGCGTCTCGGCGCGGGTTCGTTCGTCGCCGGTGAGCGCGTGCCATCGGGCTTCGAGGTCGCCGACTTGCGCGAACGGCTTCTCGTCGTCCGTTTCGTCCTCTCCCCCGCCGTCTTGCGTCATGGTTGTGCCGTCGGACAGGTTGAGCGGGGTGCTGGGGTATCCGTCCATGCGGGGTCTCCTTAGGCGAGGATGCCGGCGGCCTTGAGCTTGGTCAGCGTGGCGTTGACCTTCGCGATGATGGCCGCCGAGTCGGCGGATGCGGCGAGCTGCGCTTCGGCCGCCTGCTGGAGCACGCCGCCGCGCGCGCTGGCGGTCGGCGCGGGCGGGGTGAAGGTCGCGGGCTTGCCGGTGATCGAGTCCCATGAGACGGTGGCGACGCCTTCGGCGAACGGGGTTCCGTCGGGCTTTACCAGACGCACAGGGATGGCGAGGCCGGAGTCGTCGGCCTCGTCGGTTTTCTGCACTACGAGCGTCTGGGTGAGGGGCGCGGCCATCACTTGGCCGTCCTGCCGGTGGAGGTCGGCTTCTTGAGCACGGCGATGCCCTTGGGGTCGAGGATCGCGTAGCTGTACATGGCCTCGGTGCGGTAGGCGATCTGGTTGACGCCCTTGAGGTCCTTGCCGGTGTTGTCGGGGTCGCCGTATTCGATGATCTCGCTCCAGATGTCGCGCACCATGCCCCACTTGATGAGGCGGAAGTCGCCGAGGAAGGCGAGGATGCCGGTCGCCGGGGTGATGAGGCGGCCGTTGACCGTGCCGGACGTGGCGGCGGGGATGCCGTCGAGGCTGCCGACCTGGAGGTTGATCGGGATTTCCGGGTAGAAGCGCTGGCCGGTGGAGGGCACGCGGATCTTGCGCAGCTCGTTCGCCATGGTCTTGGACAGGGCGATGCCGTTGATGTCGTACTCGTCGCTGACGACCTCGGCGAGGCTGTCGATGTCGGCGACGCGATCGTCGGTGGCCGTCACGCCGACCGCGCTTTTGGCGAGCGCGTTGAAGCCTTCGAGGGTCGTCTTCTTCTTGGGGTCGAAGGCGTGGTAGATGACGTAGTCGAGGACGCGGCCCATCGCTGCGGCCTGATCTGCCAGAATCTTGCTGGTGATCTCCAGTTTGGCGTCTTCGTCGGCCCACTGGAGCTCGCTGCTGACGCGGGTCGTGGTCTGCACCTTGAAGCGTTTGCCGACGACAGGGGTGAGGGTTTCCTCGTAGCTGGACTTCTGTGCGCCTTCGGCGACGACCTCGGCTTCGGAATTGCCGGTGAAGACCATGTAGTCCTTGTCGAGGAAGAGCTGGGGTTCGCTCGGGGAGAGCGCGGCGATGGTGCTGGTGTCCTTGGCGCGCTTGGTGATGACGGTGGCTACTTCCTTGGGGAGCAGCACCTTGCTGGTGTCGAGTGCCATGATGATGGTTTCCTTTCAGATGAGGGGTGAGGAGGTGTTGGCCGGTTAGAGGCCGAGGTTGCGCAGGTAGTTGACCATGCTCTCGTTCGGGCCTTTGCCGGACGGCTGGCGGTCCGCGCCGTGCACGGCCGGGGCCTTGGGTTTGGGGTTGAGCAGCTCGTGGATGCGCTTGGCGTGCGATTGCATGGCTTCGAGGCTGTCGCCTTCGATCACGTCGGCGGGTACGCCGGTCTCGGCCGACACCTGCGCCTTCCAGTCGGCCTGCTGTTCCTTGGCCTTGTAGGCGGCTACCTGCGCTTCGAGTTCCTGCGTGCGCTTGGCGGCCTTCTCGGTTTCGCTCATTTGGGATTCCTTGAGCTTTTCCAGCTCGTCGGCGGCGGCCTTGTTGGCCTTCGCTTTCTTTTCCCAGTCGCGCGAGTGGCCGAGCGCTTCCTTGTATTTGGCTTCCCAGTCGATCGGATCGCCGGCGTTCTCCGTGCCGGCCGATGCCGGCGGTTGCCCGGTGCCGCCGGTGGACTCGCCGCCTTCCGGCGGGGCCGCGACGAATCGGATGTGATGGGGTGTGGGGGTGAGGAACATGGTTGTTCTCCTTGTGGTTGAGCCCTTTCCGGGCATTAAAAAAGCCGCCCGTGCGGGTGGCTGAAAATCTGTTAGACTGGAATTGTCTTGGCTTCTCTACCTCGAACCCGTTATTGGCTCTGGGAGTGAGAAGCCGTTTCCGTATCGCGTTCGACCCTGACGATGTTCCCGTCGTAGTCGATGAGCAGAACGTAGTCGAGACGTCTGCGTCGAAGCGATGACCGTATGTAGTCTTTGCAGGCTTCGGCGTCCAGTTCCGTTCTTTCCTTTTGCAGATGAATGACTGCGGCGTCTCCTTGGCGGGCTGCGGATCGGAGAAGCTGGTCTATGGTGTTTTTGCCGTGTCCTTCCGGCGCTTTGAAGTTCACTCGTTTACCGTTGATGATGGCGTCTGATGTCTTCACGCCTTGTTTGTCGCTTCTTTCGCGCACTGTCACGGCAAACCCGTTGTCTTTGAGGGCGTCGAGCGTTTTGCGTTCGTGCTTCTGAAGTTCAGACCACGCCCTTGCGCTTTCCACGGAGGGTTCCGGCGTGGTGCCGTCGTACAGCCATCGACGGTCGCGCTGGCTCATTTCCTCGGTGATGCGATGCGTCGTCCACAGGTTGTAGTCGTCTATCTCGTCTTCGTCTTTACCTGCGTCCTTCATACGGGCGACGTATTTTCCATATTCGTCGCGATTGAGCATGCCGGCGATCGTCTTGCGGCATTGCAGGTATCGGGCTTTCATGCCTTCCGGGTCGTAGCCTTTGACGTGGGCTTCTCCCCAACTGGATACGATGCGGCAGTCGTCGTTCTTGTGATATCGATTGTCCCGTCCGCCGGCCTTTTCCTCGCTCCAGTAGACGAAGCCTCGCGAGGCCATGAGGATGCAGAACGCGCAGGTCGGGCCGACCGGAACGCGGGCGTAGCGCGGTTGCGAGGGATCGTGCTCGCCGTTGAATTTGGCCGTGAGTCGTGCCGTGACGCCCACGATGTCGGCGGCGAGGTTCATCCATTCGTCTTGTCCGTATCCGTCGGTCTTCATGGCCCATAGGTCGTCCATCGTCAGCCCAGCGCGACTGCGGTGGTTGATGACGTCCACGAATTTGAGTCCGACGTGGTCGGTGCTGTTGTATCCTCCGACGATCTGCCAGAAGGCGCGATCCGCGCTCACCTGCGACGGTTCGTAGGACGGCAGTTCCACGCCGGCGGCTTCGGCCCATGCGGATCGCACCGCGTCATAGTAGTCGTTGGCGACTTGGTTGGCGCGATCCGCGTAGGTCTCGAACACTTCCGTGCGAAGGTAGTGCAGCGGGTCTTCAAAATTGTCCCACGCAACTCCGGCCGCGAGCTGCTTGGCCTCAAGGGACAGGTCGGCGAGCGCGTCCTGATAGTCGTCCCAGAGGTCGTCAAGATGGGTTTGGAATGCTTGGCGCTGCTGTGGAGTGAGGTTGTTCAGCGGCAGGTTGGCCGGTTTGCTGCTCATTGGCTTCGGCCTCCTTGCCGTCGGTCTTGGCGATCGTCAGTTTGGCTCTGAGCTCGTCGATGGATTGCTGGGTGCGCTGTTGGCGTTCGTAGGTTCGGTGGGCTTTGATTTCGTCCCATGTCAGGCCGGCACGGCTCAGGCCCACGTCGCTGTCGGCGAAGGCGGGGTTGGTGGATGCGACCTTCTGGTACCAGTCGGCGCGGGCGGCGTCGCTGGCTTCCTTGACCGGTGCCCAGATGGGTCGCAGTTCGCGCAATGCGTCAGGGTCTGCGCCCTGATAGGCCAGTGCGATGCTCATGGCTTCCTTCAACGCGCGGCCGAAGCGTTTGTTTTGCCGGTCGGCGGTGCGGGAGAGCTTGCGTTCGGCTTCGGCCATCGCCTCGGCCGAGGCGGGATTGTCCATCGTGATGCCGAGGTCGTTGACGGGGATGTCGGTTTCGGAGCTGACCATGAGGGCGATGGTGCGCAGCATGTCGGCGTGCGGGGTCATGGATGCCTGCTGGAGCTGCTGCATGGTGGGCTTGTCGCCGTTCTTGTTGGCGGGCATGCCGTTCATGACGCTCACGATGCTGCTCCATGTGTCGTCGGTGAACTTCTTCGACGCTCCGATGAACCACACGCGGGGGGCTGCATAGAATTCGGCGGTGGCCTCCATGCGCACCATGGTTCGCAGGCCGAAGTCGGTCAGGTTCATCAGTGTGCGGGTGATGCGGCTGTTGCCCAGCGGATGGTAGGACTGGGCGTCGTTGACGAGGGGCACGACGCTTGGCCGGTCGAGGTTGGTTTCGATCGTCCGCGCCGTCCACGGGCCTTCGCTGTTGTCGATTTCGTAGACCTTGCCGGGCAGCCATACGGTGAACGCGGTGATGCGCCCGGTTCTGTCGTCCTTGTCGGTGATGGTCAAGGCCGAGCCGAGACGGCGGCGCCGGCGGTCCCAGATGCCCGCGCTCCAGTCCGCCGAGCGGGGCAGCATGAGGATGCGGCCGGGTTCGTCGGGGTCTTCGTACACGGTGATGAAGCTGCATCCGTGGATGTAGGCGCTGGTGATCGCCTCGGAGATGTCGGTGTCCCATGCGTTGTCGTCCACGAGCTCGTCCACCTGCGCTTGCAGCGGGTCGGGCGCGTCGAAGCCCTCGAACACGTTGAGGTCGGCGAGCGCTCGGACTGCTTTGTTGGGCCATCCGATCATTGGTTTGGCGAGGGCGCGCATTTCTTTGGGGATGCTGTAGGCGACGCCGTTGTATCGGTATCGGGCTTGGTAGTATTCGGCTCTCAGCATGTTGCGTGCGTAGTGGTCGCGCCATGTTGTGAGGAGTTTTTGGATGGTGGGCATGTCGTCGTCTTCGACGCCTTTGATGCGGGTGATGTTGGCGGATTGGACGGCGAGGTAGGCGTCTTGGGTGGCGGGGTTGGTGATGGCGACGCCGTTGTGGTCGGTGGTGGGCATTAGAACCATGTCTCCGTTTCTTGGGTGGGGTCTCTTCTGGTGGTCATGGCCCCGTGGAGGGCGAGGGTGACGGCGTTGAGTGGGCTGATGTCGGTGTCGTCGTCGGGTCGGTTCCATCCGAAGAGTCCGTTTTTGCCGATGGGGCGTGTGGTGGCTTTGGCGGCGGCTTGCCAGAGTGGTTGTTGGCCGTCTTCGGGCAGGTGGGTGAGGGTGCCGTCTCTGAGCATGTCCTGGAGGCGGCCGCAGGCGCGGCCCATGTCGGTGGCGGCGGTGACGGTGACGGTGACGCCGGCCTGGGCGAGGTCGGGCAGGAGCGCGGTGGCGGGGCTTTGCCCGTCGATGACGAGCGCGGCGGTTTGTTCCCAGACCTTGTCGATGAGGTTGACGGCCCACATGGTGCCGTCTTGGTTGGTGTCCCTGTATTCGGCGAGTTCGATGTGGGCGGTGTTGTCGTCGTAGCGCATGCATGCGCCGATGGTCAGGCGTGTGCGTTGGGGGTTCATGTCGATGCCGAAGCTCATGACGCCGCCGGGGCGGCGTTTGTCGATGGTGGCTTCCTCCCATTGGCGGCGGTCGATGGCCTGGCTGAGGGCGTGTTCGTCCCAGATGCCGAGGGCTTCGCGCCGGAAGTCGTCGCCGGTGAGGTTTTCCCACAGGTTGGCGATGGATTCGTCGCTGGTGTGGGCGGGGTAGCTGGGGTTGGCTTTCCTCCATTGCTGGCGGTCGAGGGGGTCGGCGTCGCGGTCTGCGGTGAATTCGACGTAGAGGGTCGAGTGGGTGCGGCCGGCGCGCGCTTTGTCCCTGAGGCGGGTGAACGCTTCGCCGTTGTCCCTTGGCCCGGGCGGGGTGCCCATGTAGATGGTCTGGGGGTTCCAGGCGCGGTTCTGGGTCGGCAGCATCGACGCCATCGCCGAGTCGGACAGGTGCTGGGCCTCGTCGATGACGAGCAGGGCGATCTTCTTGACGCCTCGCAATGCGCCTCGTTCTCGCGCGCGGAAGAAGATGCGCGACCCGTTGCGGAAGCGTATTTCCTCCTTGCCGGCGGCCAGGGATATGCCGTGGTCGGGGTCCACGAGGCCGCTCATTTCCGGTCTGAGCACGATGGCGCACATGCTTTCGAACGTGTCCTTGATGACGCTGAAGTGCTGGGCGGTCCATACGATGCGCATGCCGGGGGTTCGGGCGGCGCGGTGGATCGCGACCCAGCCGATGTCGTAGGTCTTGCCGGTCTGGCGTGGAATGGACAGTACGGCGTTGCGGGCGGACCAGAAGCCGTCGGCGCTTTTCGCGAGGATGATCCGGTTGATCTGCCGCTGCCAGACGTCGAACCGGTCGCCCGCCGCCGCGGCGAGGTTGTTCAGGCTCGGCTCTCCGCTCGTATACAGGTCGTCGGGGATGATCTGGCAGGCCGCCCCGTCAATCCTCGTGCTCATCCAATCGTATGTCCTCCGTGTCCAGGGCCTGCATGGCCGGATCGTGCCCGTTCGACGCCTTGTCGATCGCCTCGATCTCGGCGCTCATGTCCGCCAAGCGTTTCGTCAGACTGGCGAGGTCGCGTGAGCTTATCGACCCTTCGTCGAGCTTTTCGGCGATCAGGTTGCGCATCGCCACCAAGAGCCGGCGACGATCCCCGGAAGCGGCGGCATTGCTGACCCTATGGGACTTCGACGAGCCCTTCGACCGGGTGGTTTTCGACGTTCTGGACACCAAGACGGCCTCCGTTCAAGTGTGGAAAAAGCCCGGGGGAAAAACGGCGCTTTGCCCGTGGTCGCCCCGGCGGGGCCGGGTGGGGTCTACTCCCCACCCCCGAACCAGTCCGAGCATCGGATCGGCCCGGCCGAGACCGGCGCGATGCGCTGCGGGGCTTTGCCCTGGGCGATGAGCTGGGCGACGCGCTCGCGCGCCCATGCCAGACTGTGCGTGCCTTTGATGGCGTTGCACCATCGGTGCGCGGGCCCGCTGTTGTCGTGCGTGAGCGTGCCGCCGCGCGCCAGGGCGATGGTCTCGTCCACGACGAAGCTGTATGGATGCGGTGCCTTGAGCTCGTAGTCGATGGGCCGATGGCAGATGTAGCAGTCGGCCCGCATGTGCCGCCACCGCTCGCGCTCGCGCCGGCGGCGATAGCCATTGCTGTACCGCGGATTGCCCACGCACGCCTCCAATCGAACGCCTGTACGGATCGACAGACTGCGCTCGCCGGCGGGAAGAAGAGGAAAGAACCGCCGGCGAGGCGTCTGTCTGTGGTGGTTTCTCGGGTGCCGCATACGCCGGTTGCGCACGGTGCCGGCGGCGGCTGGCGGATGGTGCGGGATTCGAACCCGCGAAGCATGAGGTCGGTTGTCATGCCTGCCCGCCTAGCAAGCGGGTGCCTTCGACCGCTCGGCCAACCATCCAAGGGGATCGGATACGAAAAAAGCCCATCCCCGATGGGACAGGCTTTTCCGATACTCCGATTACACGCGACAGCGTAACACGAAACCGTCTCACGCTCAAACGTCGCCGCCGTCGCGCTCGGCGCGATCCTGCGCGCAGGCCAACAGCTCCATGATGTTCCACTCCCAATAATGCCGGTCGATGCGCCGCGTGGACGGCATCTTGCCCCGGCGGCGCCAGTTCGCCAAGTCCTTGCCCGTCACGCTCACACCCGTGTTCTCCCGCACCCATCGGGCGGCGTCGGCCTGCGTGCGCGTGATGTGCATGAGCCCCGCGCTGCGCAGGTACTCCAACCGCACGCGCTTCAAGTCGAGCCATGCGCCGCATTCGGGGCACACCGTATACCGCGCGGAGCGGGCGGCGTAGATCGGCGTGCGTATCGGCTCGTCGTCGTCCCCCTTCGTGTTCAGGCAGTTGGGGCATACGCCGACAAGACGGCGCTCGCCGGCGTGCGTGGTGGCGGTTTCGACCTTTTCCGATAGGCGGATCAGGTCGGCGTATAGGTCGCCGGCCGTGTCGAGTCGTGCGAGGTCGGGCATGTGGTGCAGCAGCAGGCGGGTGATGTCGGCCCATTGCATGAGGGTGCGGGGCCGGTCGTATCGGTCGTGGCCGATCGGTTTGACGCCGAGCATGCCGCCGGTGAGTTGCAGGTGCGTCTCCACTGCGGAGTACAGGGCTTGGGCGGCTTCGTTGACCGGCGGGGCCGCGTATGCCCTGTTGCCGTGGCGTGGCGAGCGTTCGCGGGTGGTGGCTTGTTTGTAGGCGATCTGCTGGAGGGCTGGCATGCCGGCCTTCAGGAGCCATGCGAGGCGTTTCGCCCAGTCCTTGACGCATTCCTTGCACAGGTTCGCGTCGCCGGCTGGTTTGCCGCAGGCCGCGCATGTTCGTTGTTCCATCATCCCCGCCCTTTCGCTGGTGCTATACTCGCTTGTTGGACAATGCGAGCCTCTGCCGAAAGGTGGGGGCTTTTACTTTCCCGAAGCTGTTCCCGACGTGGTGGATTGGCCGGGAACGGCTTGTTTTCAACGGTTTGCTGACTTTCCTTAACTTTCTCTTCTATTGTCGCCGATGCCGGCGGGTTTTTCCGGCGCGGGTGCCGGGTGGGCTTGCAGGATGATGGCCTTCACCTCGTCGATGGGGATGCGCAGGGATCGCGCGGTCTCTTCCGGCGGCACGCCCTTGCCGTGCCATTCCACGATGATCTTCCTGACGCCTTCGGTGACTCTCACGCCCGTGCCTCCTGCCGGTCGAGCTGTTCGCATGCGGAGTGCTTGGCGCACATTTGGGCGACGCGGCGCATGCACTTGCGGATCGCGCCGCCGTAGGAGAGGGCGACGACGGTGAACCGGCCGAAGCATTCCGGGTGCGTCACGTCACGGCCGGGCGTGGCGGTGCCTCGCATGATGGTGACGGGGCCTAGCTGCCAGGCGGTGATTTTGGCGTCGATGTTGTTCATAAGATTTCCTTTCTTGGGTCGTCATTTGACCCCGTATCGGCGGCCGCCCCAGATGCCCTGCAACTGGTAGCCGTTGATCCGGTTGTGCTCGTCGGCGAACCGGCGGCACTCGCCGATGACCGGGCATGACCGGCATATGGCGAGCGCGGCCGCCTGTTCGTATGGTTTGCCGCTGAACCAGAGTTCGGGGTCGTGGCCGCGGCATGCGGCCTGATGTATCCAGTTCATGGGTTATCGGTCTCCGTCGCGGTAGGGGTTGATGTGTCGGGCTTCTTTCATGGCGTCGAAGCGGCCGTAGCGTGCTTCCATGAGTTGTTTGCCTTCCTCGTAGGCTTGGATGGTTTCCGGGTTGGTGCGGGTGAAGGGTTCCACGGTGTCGCTGGATGGTGAGTGGGCTATGGTCTCGCCGAGCGGGGTGATCTGCCATCTTCCCCATGTGACGTGTTCGATGCAGTCCCGCACCTCCAATGCCTCGAAGGTGCGCTGGTGGTTGCGGTCGAGCGGGTAGGCGCTGCCGTTCTGCCAGATTTCCAATAGCAGTTCTCGCATGGCCGTGGTGAGTCTGATCCGTTCGCTCATGTGAGGTCTCCCGTCGTGTCGTCGAGCACCTGACAGGTGATCGCGTCGATACGCCCGCCTGTTTTCACGGTCAGGCACAGGCGTTTCACGTCGCCGGTCCGCCGCACCTCCTGCGTGACGGTCTGCGCCTCCTGTTCGCCGAGCGGGGCCTGTTCGCCGAGCCCGTACCCGACGGCGAGCGCCGCGAAGGCGATCACCGTAGCGGGCGCGATCTTGATGGCGTATGGTCTGCCGTTCCTCATTGTT